GGACAAGACGGTTCAAGAGATGGGGGTGGGGCTGAATGTCGAAGTTCACATAGATATTAAAACTTGGGAGGGTGTTCAACACCAAGTGCTTTTTTCCATAAAAGAAATTTAAGGTTGTTTTTTAAGTGCCATATACACTATAAATCCTATCAAACATACGAAACCTATGCTTGACATGCATGAAAGGCACCAGCAAATAAAACCTAAAATACCTCCTGATGAACTTTGTTGAGTGGTGGAACTTGTTTCGTTCACAGCTTCCTCGATAGGAATTGCTTGTGAACCCCCAGGAACAAGCTTAATAATTCCTTGAGGATCATTTTTAAATGCAAAACTGGAGTTTCCATTTGCATCAGTATACACAGTTGCACTTGCGTTCATATATGGAAAACTCCAATTTTGAATTGCAGGTACATTCGAAGTTACTGCAGTTATGGGACTATTTAATCTACCTCTGATCATTATACTCCCAACTGACTTAATATATCCAGACTTCTCAGCTTCACCCAGAACATTAGAATAATTTGGATCCAATGGACAGACAGTACCCTGACTCGAAGAAAGAATACACCCGTTTGAAGGGTTAAAGGTTGACATCTTATATTGAGTAAGAAAATGTTCAGTGCTATCACTCGTCAGGGATTTTCAATTTTAGTTCAAAATTCATCTGATATTAAAAAGGAACTCACTGTAAGACCTATAGAGAATGCATTGGGGATTCAATCCCCCTCCTTCAAAGTCTTTAGGGTCGGTAAAGATGGGTCAATTCTTGTCCCGAGGTATTATGGCTGCGAGCGGTTCGGGGTGCCCACCACAGATTCCAGAAAAGATCCTTCTGTTGCTCACGGCATCAATTTTGTTGGAAAATTACGAGAGGCGACACGTCAACCAGAAGCTCTCGATGCAGGAGTTCAAGCCTTTCGTGAAAAAGGCGGGGGTGTCCTCTCGCTACCGTGCGGCTATGGCAAGACTACAGTCGCCTTGGCTCTTTCGGCACAACTAAAAGTCAGAACCATGATTGTGGTTCACAAGGAGTTTTTGGCAAATCAGTGGGTCGATAAAATCAAGGAGTTTTGTCCAGCGGCTACCATCGGGCGAGTTCAGGGCGACACGTTCGATATTGAAAAGGATTTCGTCATTGCTTTGATTCAAACCATGTGCATGAGGGAATTTGAACCTAAAGTTTTTGATTCAGTCGGTCTTCTCATTGTAGATGAGGCGCACCATATCGGCGCTCCAGCTTTTTCTCAATTTATGTTTAAAATTTGTCCACGGTTTACGCTCGGTCTCACAGCCACACCAGAACGGAAGGATGGACTTACACGACTCCTGTACTGGTTCCTCGGTGCCGAGTTCTTCCGTGTTGAGCGGGTCAATCAGGGGACGACGAAGGTTCGGACACTGAAATATGCGTGTGATGCCTTCAAGGAGGCTCCACCCGTAACGCGCTTTGGGAAGATTAACATGGCTGGCATGACTACCCTCCTGACTGAACTCGATAATCGGAACGTGCTCATCATCAACACGGTTCACGAAGCGCTGAACGAGAATAGGCGCGTACTTGTACTGTCTGATCGGCGTGAACATTGCTTTGATTTACTCAACAAAATTGGCTCTAAGGCTGGCTTGTACATCGGAGGCATGAAAGAGTCTGAATTGAATGAATCTGCTAAAAAGCAAGTGGTCATTGCAACGTTTCAGCTTGCTCACGAGGGACTGGACATTCCTGTGCTCGACACGGTCATCTTAGCAACCCCACGGTCTGATATTAAACAATCTATAGGACGAATTATGAGAGAAACCAAAGGAAAATTGAACGATCCTTTGATTTTTGATATTGCTGACCAATGGTCTGTATTTTTTAGCATGTACAACAAGCGACTCAAGATTTATAGGGAAGGTGGATTTGAAATAGTCGGTGAAGAAAAGCCAATTGTTAAAACTGGGAAATGCTTGTTCTTGTAGGTCCCCTCCTACTTGCGAATTGAATCAACAAAACCCATTAAAAATACCCCAGCTACGAAAAACATGACGATGTAATTACACTCCGTGTTATCCATAACTGGTTTTTGAATGGACGGGATTTCCCGTTTATAGACTGGTGGTCTGTGTGACAACTCATCATTAATTGGCGCGTAAGCCAATCCCATTACTTAATACAAATAATTTATTTAGATAGAAACCTCCTTCTTCTTCGCCTTGGGTCCACGCTTCCTCTTGTCTGTGCTGAGGTTAACCTCACGAGTATCGGGGTCGCCGCCTGCGTCGATAGACACAATGTCAGACACGGACTCGTTGTCACCTCCGTGATTTCCTGGACGCGTCATCATAGCTGGGGGAGGACCCATCATGCTCATCAAAGAGCCGAAATCCATACCCGGTCCCTTCATGTCACGGCGCCCACCGTCATTCACAGGGGAACCAAAGCCGGACTGCTGCTGTGGCTGGCTACGCTGAACCGCATCAACCATGTTGCGCATCAGGTCTGGGTTTTGCCTCACAACTTGAGAAACGTTCGGCACAGCCGCCTTGAACATCGAGTTGGTCAGGTGGAACATCATTGCTGATCCTCCAACCATCAGCATGAGCTTCACCTCTGGTGCGACATTCACCTTGGTCTTGTATTTGTTGTAAAGGTCCTCGAATACTCCGTCATAATCATCAACATTCTCCATCATATTCTGAGACCAACCGTTCAGCTCCAGGTCGAATGGGTCAAATTTGTCATTCAGAAACTCCAGACCCGTCACGCAAGCCACCAGCATGCGACGCTGAAACTTGACCGAGCGATCAACCTCGATGCCGTACGTCATCCGCTTGTACTCTGTGCGAATCTCATCAATGTCTGAATAAATAGTCAGACGGGCACTGGTTGCAACCCCCTTCTTGGAAAGTCTGGAAATCTTGTTCAGCAGGTCAGCCTTCTCGTCCTCGATCGTCTTGTATCCCTCAGAAGGAACCTGTGGTCCATAACTGCCACCCCCCTCCTGCTGCTGATCATCCTCGTACTCCTCCTCGCCGCCATCATACTCCTCAACAATTGGAGCTGCAGGCGCCGTACGCTTACCAGGATTCATGAACATATCCAGCCCCTCGTCTTGGGAAATACCTTGATTTACTCCAGCTGCACGCTTTGCAAAAGGGCTTGGGCGTGAAGGTCTGGCTTTAAGAGGAATTCTCCTCTCAGCAGGCTGAATAGAAATTTCATCCAGCAGAGCAGTCTCCTCATCATTTAAATTCATAGTTTGTCCCCCGTTAGTTTCAAAAGATACATCAGCCATCCTAATACTTTTAGAGAAATGATGTCAGATGCCTTTAACGCGCCCGAAAATAATATTCATAAAATACAAATGAAGATCAAGTTTGGAAAAATGCTCATCCACGCCATCATCGTTGGTCTGCTCGTGGCTATCCTGGTTCTGGTTGTCCAGGGGAGCAAGAGCGGCTACGAGCCCTCCCCCCTGCTGGTGAATGCCGGTCCAGCCGCTCGCCAGACGAACGGTGACATCTTCTCCCTGAAGGATCGTGTAGACTGTGTGCCAGGTCCCTCGGAGTCTTCTGACTATTACACCGTGGGTCTGACCCCAGGTGGTCTGTGCGGCGGCTCCTCCATGGTCCGTGACCAGATGCGCGACTATACCATTGCCGGCGGCGTCGGCGGTTCCCTGCTGGAGAAGTAGACTCTAAAAAAATAGAAGATTAAAGTAATATGTGCGACACTGAGGTGTACACGATCCGTGTTGATTCAGTCGGTGCCAGCTCAAATGCGAGCTTCGTCGGCTACATGAACATCCCTTTGCGAAACGTCATCAAAGCTGAGATCCTGTCACTTTCATTCCATGGGAATGCCAACACTCCCGTGACTTCATCAGGCGGATATTATCTGAATATTGAGGAACTCAAGTCCAAGTTTAATGACAGAACAAATATTCAATACGGACTTCAGGTTGCAGGAAATATATCGACGGAAGGTGCAGCATCTCTGATCACAGCAAATAACGTGGGACAGCTCGCAACCTCCGTCTTGTTTATTCCAACCCAAGAAGGTTCCATAACGAGTCACCGAACGATATTTACGATAAATGACTTTTTCCCAGCCGAGACTCCGTTTATAGAGCCAATTCGTCAAATTGAGAAATTCACCGTCAACATCTACACGGCGATCGGGAACCTGAATGACTTTGTCGGTGGTCCGACCTACATGACTCTCCGGATTACCTGCTCCAAGCCCAACGTGTGCCTGTACCCTGATCGTGTGGGTTTACCAATCATGTAAATAAATACTAATCAAGTATTAAATGGACTACACAGTCTATGTCGATTCCGATAACAGGAATCAAACCCTTTTTCCAAATTCAAATTCATATACTCTGTACCTGACGACCCCCATCCAGAATATCATCAAGGTTGAGGTTCTTTCGGC